CTAATAAAATCAATCTGTTTAATTGTTGGGTCTATAACTAAACTAAAATTAACCGCATCTCCATCAACAAATGGAACAGTTGATCCGACAGGTGCAGGTGCAAATTTTAATGTGGTTCCTATTGAAACATCATCAGATGTAGTACCAACATAGGTATATGACGCAGGATAATTATATGTAGTTCCAGTTGTAAATGCTTTTATGCTTAAATCAACACCAGTAAATTCTACACCAGTATATGGGTCATAGTAAATAAACCCAGCAGTAACAACAAAATCCGATAAAGAAAATGCTGGAATACCTGTACCTGCTTTACATACATATATATCTAATTTATTACCATCATCAATTACAACAACCTCAATTCCTTCTGGTGGATATTCTCCAATGCTATTAATCTTATATGAAAATTTAGCATCCTCAGAACTGTAAATACCATAGACATATAATGACTTAAACCACGGTGTATTGAAAAAATCAGATGTGATTGTATAACCATATGTCTTGAATATTAACTTCATTAAATTCCAAACACTAAGTGCTGGTTTTAATTGGTTATCCATTAATCCTTGTGTTGGAGAATTAATCTGGTATTGTTTAACACCAGCAGCATAAGCCGCAGCCAATGATACGTATGAATTAATTGGTGATGTTGATGAATATAATCTTGTCTGTGTTAGTGTTGTACCTGACTGATTTACCGTATCACCTGATATATAATTGTAACCATTATGTACAACTGGATAGAAGTACGGTCTTGGTTGTTCCTGATCTAATGAAAAGTTTGTTGTAAAGAAATTTGCCCATACTTGATTTAAACTAAATGTGTGATTGAATGTATATCCTGTATCACCAAAATTTAAATCCGATAATAGGTTATTTCCTATTGCACCAAATAAGTTAGCAATGGTTGAATATAATGTTACATCATACTCAATTTTACTATTCATAACAGATACTTTATTAAGTTTTAAATAACCACGGAATAGTGGTTCATCTCCTAATAAAACATCGCAGTTATTTCTCTTGGTTACATTGAAGAATAATGAATTAGTATCAACATTAAAGAAGTTCTCAAAGAAAGCATTATTAGTTTTACTTCCAGGCAATGTTAATCCAATACTATATTCAGTATTCTTTTTGGCGATATCTTGTATTTCAGCAAATGATTTGTTTAACTTAATAGGTATATCAGTATATAAATCTAATATTACATAGTTAGGTAATAAACTATTATCGTTTGTTTGTACTCTTAATACGGTCTGTTGTTGCGACATATGTTAAAATTAGAACCCGCGATTTACAAAGAATGTATCGGCAGTTTTTAATGTAATTCTATACTTATTTAATTTTTGGTGTTTTTTGGTAATTCTTTGGACATCAGTTGATAATACTTGAACAGGTCTTAAATCCTTATATACTTTATCTTGTCTATCCATTGGTGATATAAAATCTTCTTCAACAATATAAACCTGTGGTGAATAGAACATTTGTTCCATCCAGTTACCTTGTTGCACATTCAAGTATGGACTTTCCAATACAATCTCATTGTTAACGTCTGTAGCAAATGTTTTAACACTTCTACCAACGCCAATATCTGGTCCTTGTAAATCCGTTGAATAATATCTACTATCATATGTTTGTGAGCTTATCTTCTTGCTGTCTTGTCTAAATGATGTGAATGTAAAATAGTCATATCCACCTTTAGCATTCAAGAATATAACACGAGTATTCTCAGGTGCACAATTGTTATATAGATAGAAATAGAATTGTTCTGATGTTGGACCTACAGCACCAACTGTTTGTCTTGGTGTGTTTTGATCTGTTGGATAACCATAACAGATTTGAACTGTATAATAAGCAACAGCACTAAAATCTACTGCTGAGAATATGTTGGTAATATCTTTTGGACCACAAGGTAATGCGAAAGGTTGTAATGTATTTGTATAACCTGTCGTTGGTGTTGCATAGGTTGTTCCAGAGAAGTTTAGTTCTTGTTGGAATGTATCTACCAATGTATTACTTTCATCATAAAAATTAAATAAAACAAAATCACTTTCTATTACCATTCTATCTCCTGTCTGTCCGTTTAGATAGAATAATACATAATTTTCTTCTTCTTGTATATATTGAATGCGTGGTGCATCTGTTAAAAATCTTGCTGTTTCACTCATCTCTGGAACCGTTGGGTAATCCATCAAATATTGTGACATTGGTGATAAACGTCTATAAACATCCACGGTATTGATTGTTGTACCAGTACCAATCACAGATCCAATTTCTTGGTCATAGTTTGGTAAGATAAACTTATCAGTACTCATTTGAAACGAACCACCTACATAATTAAAATAGTTTCCTGTATTGGTAAATCCTGATGGTATAAATGACACATCAGAAACACAATATGGTATGTCTGTAAAGTGATTATAATCGTTTGTTGGCGATGTTAGGTATTCAGATATTTGTTCTGTACCTTCATAATATCTCCACCCAAATTTAAAACTTGCTTTGGTAATATTTGGGTATGGGTTATTAAGGTTAATTAATTCATTGGTACTATACCAGTCATTTAACCAGTAGTTTGTATAATGCTCAGTTTGAATATAATTTGACATATAGTCATATGGTCTCAAATTAAAGTAGTAAGTGAATGTAGCACCGCTTGTTATTCTATAGGGCACTAGAGACATTCTACCGACCTTTGTATCGTTGGCATATAAATCCACATCCATTTCCATTGATGACTCGTATGTGGTTCCTGTTAGCGTTATACCGTAGTTTCCACCACGTTGATAAACCATGTCTGTGCTACGTCTTAGTTGAGTGTTACTGTTTACACCGTTACTGTATAATTGTGGGTATCCAAATGACATATTATATTCCTTCTATTAAATTTAATAATTCTTCATAAGCACCATCTTCAATTAAGTCCATAATCTTTGGGTCATTGGCTATCATTTCTAATGCAACGTCCAAGAAGTTGGATGGTCTTATTCCAAATTTCTTTATGTTTGATTGTATCGCAAATGCGAAACTTCTTCTTTTTATAAATCTTCCTTTCTTATCTCTACCTGTTAAACCACGTTCCTTAATCCATTTTTCCAATGCATCAACTGGAATACCTTTCTTTCCAGGTAATCTTCCTGATTGAACCCATTGAGCATATTCAGCAGTTAGTACTTGTATGATACTTTCTCCTTCGTTTACCTTAACCACTTTCACTGAAATACTATCTCTTAACTTACCAGATGCAACCTTATTTCCAACACCTTTGAACTTAGCAAATCCAAAAGGATAACGCTTCTGTTCCAGAGTGTCTTTCATAATCTTCTCAATAATAGGTGCAATCTTTTCTAAGTCCATCTTATAGTGTTGTTCCAGTTACTGGTACTGGTATTGGTTTATAATCTATCAACGGTATGTTTTTAATCCATAGGTAGTCAGGATTAACCGTTTCGTTTATTTCTGTTAATGATATTACCCAGTTGCTATCGTAGTCCTGTATAGGATTATAATAAACATCTGGTTGATATTGTATTCCAATTAAGGAATTTTTTTGTTCTATGGTCAATAGACCTACTAATTCTCCTGCTGTCATTATACGTTTCTACTTAATGTTGTTTGGTAGGTTTGTACAATCGTATAGAATGTACTCACTTCCGCATCAGATAATCCTGCACCCCAATGATAGAACGCTAATTCTCTATTGGAAAATGATGCAGCAGTACCGTTATTGTTAGCTGCCAATATATAAAGTTCTCTATTTAGTGTGGTAGTTATATTACTCGTTGTTGCACTTGTTGTGTTTGTTGCAAATGATGTTGCGTTTCTAAATCCTTTCATGCTAGTTTGTGTTGTTCTAGATGTAAGAAATAGACCCTGCGAATTTGTCACCGCTGCGTTAACACGACCGTTTGATGAGTTATAGTTATCCCAAATACAGTTACCACTACCACGCTTACATAATACTTGAATTGCTGGTTGACCACCACTATTTGTTCCACACTCAGTATCCTCACCTGTATTAGATGTTCTTGAATAAACCGACATACTATTACTTGTGGTTATCGCTGGAACAGTTCCGTAGAATGTGGTCATTACCAAACCTGTTTGTCCATATGAATTTGTACCATTACCTTTCACACCTGTCGATGCAAATGTTGCACCACCGTTCCAAGTAATTGTATATGTTGTTGGGTCCACCAAATTATATTTGGTTGTTGTTGATGTACCTCCGATAAACGGATATATGATGTACATCTTTGACCATAATGAATTGCTCTTTAAATCAAGAACCAATTGATTAACAGCGTTCTTCTGCGTGGTATCTGTAATACCTGCCGCAGTTATAAACGCTTGTGCATTTGGGTCATACACAGCTCCTGAATTAAAAAATGCAAATGCAGCAAAATTCATTATACTAAGTTCTTTACGTTTGCTAGGTAAAGTGATGATGTATCAAAACTTACCAATGTTATTATATCATTACCTACCGCAGTTGTTGGAACATATGCTGAACCAGAAACTTGTTTAATTGAAGTTGGGAATGATACTGTACCAGATCCTGTTGTGTTTAATAACACGTTAATTGTTTGACCTGCTTTAATGTTTGATGGTTCAATTCTAATATCTTGAGAACCTGTTAGTGCTAAGACAAAGAAGTTACCGTTATTTAAATTCAATGATGCTGTATTGGATGATACTGCTAATGCGTTAACATTACCTTGAACATATCCAGTTATTGATGCTGAACCAGTTACAGTTAATGAACCAGATACAACTAAACCATTTTTAAAATTAATCACAGGATTTGCACCTTTTCCTGTCATAAAAGGAGCACTATTTGGTAAACCCATTGCAAATAAATCATCACCTAATTCAGCTATTTGGAAATTGTGATTGCTTGTACCAATTATTAATGTGTTAGAACCTGATGTGTAGTTACCGTTTGTTGAGTTACCAATGACAGTTACATTGTTACCAGATACAAATTGATTTGCTGCTGAGTTACCAATGAATAAGTTACTTGAACCAGATACGATTGAGTTACCAGCAAATGTTCCAAAGAATATATTGCTAGAACCAGATGTTAATTGATACGCTGCATCATTACCCCAGAACTGATTATCAGATCCAGATAAAAATCCTTGACCTGCACCAGAACCAACTGCTGTATTTCTTCTACCAATTGTAAGTAATTTTAATGCTCTAAAACCAAATGCTGTGTTATCTTGTTCTGTAACATTTTGTAATGCTTGACTACCAACTGCTGTTGATTGGTTTGAACCTGATTTAATTGTTAAACCATTTATTGAGCCAGTTTCATTAATGTTTAATGAACCTAATATTGTTTGTGTTGAACCAGCGGAACCTGTTGTAATAACTCCTGCTGGTGCTGGTAAATTTGTTAAACCAGAACCATCACCAACGAATGAACCTGTGAAAGAAGAACCAGATACTGAACCATCAACATTTAATGAGCCAGATATTAAAACCGAACCTGTTATTCTTGTATTGTTTCCACTATCAACGTGTATTGCGTTTCTTCTTGAACTTGCGTTTGTACCTGTTCCAACAACAAACACAGCTTCTTGTGAACTTTCTTGTAATGAACCTGTTGCGTTGAACCTACCTACTATAACTGTACCACCAGATGTTGTTGATGTATGTGATGCTGATACAATTAAATTATCACCCAATACCGCTGTTGAAACTAAGTGTCCTGCTGATGAACCACTTTGTTGAGAGTTAATTATATTACTTCTACCTATTACTACGTTACTATCAAATGTTCTTCTATTTGATGTATTAGAACCACTTATCACTAAAGTATTTGATTGTCCACCAAGTATATTTCCTGTAACCGTTGCGTTATTTACTGCTGTTGAAACTGATGATGAATAGTTATTAGTAACCGTCATACCACCACCAACATTACCTTGATAAGTTATTGATGAACTATTATGATTTAAAGTAACATGAGGAAAGGAAACTCCTGCAAAAATATTATATACGATACTTGGGTTTAATCCTAATGTTGTTGTATTTGCGTTTGAAGTAAAACCTTGACCCCCAACATAGTTAAAACTGAAACCAACACTACCACTTTGATGAAGTATTTGTGTACTTCCATATATCAAGTTACTGTTAACATTTGGTGCTGCTAATGAGCTTGATGTAAATTGTAATAATATTGCTCCCTGTAAAGCATTATTGGATATGGTTGGTCGTAATAATGACCCCGTTCCTATCACTGGTATTGTTGAACCAATATTACTATTACCACCGATATATCCGTATGTTCCTGCTGTTACTAATGTGTTTGCTCTTGTACCTCCAAGTAAAATATTGTTTGAACCTGATATTACAATTGAACCTGTTTGCCCTGCCGCTGCAGGACCTGTTAATCCACCGAATATAATGTTAGATTGTGATATAGGTGCGGATGCTGATATATTCATTTTAACTGAACCACTATTAAATGCTTCAGAGAATATATCAATTAAACCATTATTAACAACACCACCAATTAAACTACCAGATATAATAACATCAGGTAAATTTAAACTACCTGTAATTACTTGTGTTGATGTAATTGAACCTGTTGTTATAAGTCCTGTATAATCTACCACACCACTTGTTCCTGAAGTACCAGATGTTCCACTTGTACCTGATGAACCTGCTTGACCAGATGTTCCTGACGTTCCTGAACTACCACTATCACCACTTGTACCAGATGTACCGCTACTTCCAGATGTGCCAGATGTACCTGATGGTGATGTAATAAGAATAAACAACATATCATGGTTATTTGGAAACGAAAATGTTGCTGTTTGTAAAGTAACAGGGAATGTCCAATATGTTCCATTATCAACTCCTGTACCTATTGTCCACTCTTGATAATTCGTATGATTTGATTGGTCTTGTAAAGATATAGTTGAACCTGAGGTTATGTTGGATAAAAATATATCCACGTTATTTCCTAATTGGTCTATCTCACTTACATTAATTGATGTTGCACCTGATTGTACTACGTTATCCCAAATGATATGTCCTGAACCAGGGTCACCACTTTGGATATTGTCTTTTGCTTTATAGTTGAAGAATGAACTTGATAATCCACTCGTACCACTAGAACCACTAGAACCAGAAGTTCCACTTGAACCATTGCTTCCTGAAGTACCACTAGTACCTGATGAGCCATCCGACCCGCTTGTACCAGATGTTCCTGAACTTCCTGTCGCTCCACTTGTACCTGACGTTCCTGATGAACCCGCCTGACCACTCGTACCACTTGACCCATTAGATCCTGAGGTTCCACTTGTTCCTGAAGAACCAGAAGACCCTGACGTTCCACTAGACCCTGAGGTTCCTGAACTACCAGATGTTCCACTAGTCCCTGAAGAACCACTATCTCCACTCGTACCTGATGTACCAGATGTACCTGACGTACCACTGGTTCCACCACTAAACGCAACACCATTAACAAGATATTGTCCTGTTACATCTATTGAACCTGTTACACTAAATGAACCTGAAAAGTTTATACCATTGTCTGCTACGATATCAATACGTTTAACCGAACCGTAATTGTCAACCTTGACATATGTTACATCGTCACCTAAGAATATTTGACCACCACTTGCTGTGATGTGTGTATCTAATGGTGATGTATTATATATTTCTACATATCTTGCATCAGATTGATTTGGTTTTAAGAATAAACTTCCTGTACCAATAATATCTGTTGAGAATAATGAACCTGTTATTGTTTGATTACCGATAAATGTATTACTACCTGTGGTTGCAAATGAACCTGTATCAATTGAAATAGGTGCACCATTAACGGTTAATGAACCAGAGATGTTTACCTGAGTTAAACTCATTTGCAATGGAGAATTATCCCCATCACCTGTTTGAACAGTTTGTAGTGTGTTAGTTAAACCATTAGTACTATCAGTCATCTTTAATAGACCCTGATAGGATTGTGATACATAGAGATTTGTTAATTGACCCATAGCATTTTTAATATTTTTGTTTTATACGTTTTTCCAATCACTGGAAACATTTTTCCATAATTCAGAAACTTGAGCCCAGGTAAGTCCTGTCGTAAATGGTAACACTGGAAGTACACATCTATCATAATCATACTTTTGAATAAAGTGAAACTCAATTATCCATCCTGATAAGATTGTTTCTGTCTTCTCATAGAATGGTATAACATTTGCTTCCACACCTGCATCAAAATCCGATAGATATAACTTTGCAAAAAAGTCCTTAACAATTTCTAATTGATCAGATAATACATCTGTAAAATTTGAAATGTCATTGTTTAACTTATCAACAAAGAATACTCTCCATCCTAAATGTATATGACTACGTTGTATCAAAGTGATATCAGGTAGAACATACATACGCGGATATTCTGGCTCTTGTTTTGTTATTATGTCGTTTGTTAATTGCTCTATATCTCCAAATCCATATGAATTAACCTGTTGGTGTAAGTTTGCAAATTCTTGAAACTCATCCAATATATATTTGTAACTGTTGTATTGTTGGTCTTCTGGGAATTGGAAGTTCCCTGTAACTGGTGGTGTGCAACTATTATAATCAAACGCAACTTGAAATGATACGTTTAATGTCCACCCACCTAGAATGGTTTCAAATCTTTCTAAGAATGGTATAACATCTGGGTTCTCATTTACAACCAAATACCAACTAAAGTCACCTTGTTGTGCGGTATATGATTGTAATAGAACGGTCCAAACATCCATTATTGTTCTCAATGTATCAGACATTACTTCCGCCTGATTTGATTGGTCATCATCAACTCTATCCATTATGATGATAGAGAAGCGATAATTAAGATAATTTTCGTCTAATTTTACATCCCCAGGAACAACATACATTCTTTGATATTCTGGTTCCTGTTTGGTTACAATATCGTTTGTACATTGTGCAAGATCACCAAACCCAAAAGATTTAATCTGTTGGTGGTGATAAGCGATTGAACTTAAATCCGCTACTATCTGTTTGTAATTAATTGAACTTGTGTTAACCATTCTATTATTAAATATAAAATAATCCGAAATGTAACTTGAAATTATACCTGACCTAGCAATTTCTTCTGTTCTTTAATCTGTTCTTGTTCCCACGATATGAGATATGACAGTTGATTTAGAACTTCCGTGATGTTTTTTTGGTAGATGTATTCGTGTTTAGTAAAATCGTTGTCAGCAATTTTGTTGACGACAAGAAACCACCCGAACGATTTTTGGAAGTTAGTTTGAAAATCATCCTCCACATCATCCATATTAGTTTTATCTGGGTCCATAAGTTCATCTTGCTCACCAAAGATGGAGGGGTATAGGTTGAATATTTCTTTGCGTACTTGATAAAAAAAAACTGTGCACCTATTACATATGACACATCTAAATTCTTTTTAAAGTATTCGGCTCGTTTTGGTAGCGTTGTTAAATCATATTTCTCTATCTCAAAGTTATGTTCGGAAATTTTATTGGTGATGGGTCGGTACATAATTGCTGCTAGAATATGTAATACATCCAATAATTCATCAACCTTTTTTGTTGATAACGTGTCCATATCAATAAACTCAGCAAAGGTTAGGTCTCTCCAGTTAGGAAAGAAACCATATTCAACACCGTTTAATTCAAATTTATCTTTGAATACAATGTCATCATTCTTAGGTAGTTTATCTGTTATATAATTGGATATATATACAATCTCTTCAAATGGACAATCTAATAAATCCTCTAATGGACAAGTACTTACTGTGCTAATTAGTTTTGCTGCAAAGTAATCTTGTGTGAAGAAGTCCTTAATCTTATAAATCTTTGCGTATTGTTCTATCGTGATTACGTTGTTAACAATGTATGGTTCACCATCAATTTTAAATCTAAGCATATATATGTATATTTTTTAAATGAATGCAATGGAATATCTTCCTGTCGCTTTCATATTTTTTATTTCAAAGTACATTCTCATCATTAGAGCATCTGATAAGTCAGGGGATTTACCCAGTATTCTTTTCATATCATCCTTTGACATTACTGCCACTTTATTATCTTTATCCACATCCTTTAATTTAATGGCTAATAACTCTTGTGTCAAGTCATCAACAACTGATGGGTTTAGTATATTCAAACTAATCTTATTCTCTTTGAATAATTCAGACAACTTAACATAACATTGCGATTTAAGGTTGCTAAAGTTCTGGTTGTGTAATGCTGAACTGTTATTCACAAAGTTGGTTCCACGGATCTGATCCGCAACTCCACCACCTACCCCATCACTATCTACGATAACGTTCGTAGGATGTATTCCGTACTTCGCAATTAACTCCTTAATTTCAGCCGATAATTCTGTGGTTGATAGTTTGGTAAAGACAAACACTTCTAGGACAACCATGCCACTCCAAATCATCACTACGGATCTATCTGCTCCAAACCTTGCTACGTCAACTGACATATACTTCTTATCTGTTTCTTGTGGAACAAATTTGAATACTGAATTGGATATATCATCAAATGAGAATAATGCATCTGCTTCATCTAGGTAATCCCAGTCACCTTCCAACAATCTTTTACGTTGTTGAGGTGGTAATGACTTAAGCATCTCAATGTAGGATGGCGGCAGGTACGGATTATCTAGTGGTAATGATGGTATGAATACTTTGTTATCTTCTAATGTTTCCTGTATAAATGGTAAGTAAAACTCTTTCTTAAGCCAGTTGTTTGATGGGTTACAGGTCATCAATACTTTTGGAATAAAGTTATACTCATTGAGTTTATATCTTAAACGTGATTTTATAATGTTGAATGCTAGTGATGTAATCTGCGCTGCTTCATCTATAAACGCCGCTGTTATCTCCAATGAAC